CGCCGCCCAGAACTCCGCCGGCCGCCATCCCAGCAGCCGCGCCGCCACCCCGGCCAGCCGGTGCGCCGCCGCCCCGAACCGCAGCCTCTCGCTCATCCCCCGCCCTGCAGGATCTGCCGCAACAGCGTCCGCAGCGGCCCGGCACAGGCCGCCAGCCCCGCCTCGACCACAGCCTCGCCCACCGCCTCGCGCGAAACCTCGCCGCCCAGGCAATGCCAGAACAGCGCCGCAATCTCGCCCAGCCGCAGTTCCCCCGCCGCCGCCCGCTCGACCAGCGGCATCAGCGGCCCCAGCTCCTCCTCGGCCGCCACCAGCGCGGCAAATGTCGGCCGCAGCCGCCGCACCTCGCCGCACACCGGCAGCCCTGCCTCCCCCCGCCAGGGGTTCGCGGCCGTCATCCCGCCACCACCGGCCCGGAGCTTTCCAGCTGCACCGTGTACGTGCGCTCGCCGTTGAAATCCCCGGCATATTCCAGCTTTTGCACCAGGAACCGCCCGGTCATCCGCGCCCCGTCCTCGAAGCTCAGCTGATAGTCGTCGATCGCACCTCCCAGCGCATTGTTGCGCATCCGGATCTCCGCCGCGCTGCCCAGGAAAATCCCTGCCGCGCTGACCGAAACCGAACGCGCCCCCGCGCCCGAAAGCAGGTCGCGCCAGCCGCCGCTGTTCTTGCTTGTCACCACCACCAGCTCACCCGAAACCGTCATCTGTGTCGTCCGCAGCCCGGCCACCGTCTGGTAAGTCGGGGTGGCCGCGCCGTCGGAAATCTTGAGCAGGAATGCCGCGCCTGACTGTGCAGCCATCGTCGTTCTCCAGATGAAAGGGAAAAATCAGTTCGAAATCAGCCGGAACCGGTATTCCAGCAGCACCGCCCGGCTCGCCGCGTCGCGCTGCTCGGCCCGCGCCCGCAGAAATCGCACGCTTGCCACCGCAAACCCCGCCCGCGCCCGCGGAAAGGCCTCGATCCGCCGCTCGATCGCCGCCACCAGGTCGCCGGCATCGCCCGGCCTGTCTCCCCGGCAATGGAGTTCCAGCGCCACGCGCACCTCCCGCCCCCGCTCGGTCTTGGTCCCCCAGTCGCCACTCGCGCTCGCCACGATCCCCAGCCAGGGCAGGCTCACCCGGCGCGGCACCTCCTCGACAAACTGCGTGATCGCCCCCGCCAGCCCGGCATCCCCGGCCAGCCAGTCCAGCAGTGCCGCGCGCAGTTGAATCTCCATCACTCAGTCTCCCCCGAACGTCGGCCACAACAGCCCCGCCTGCCGCCACCGCAACGGCGGCGCCAGGCTGCGCGCCTGCAGCCGCGCCTCCGCCAATGCCTCCGCCTTCGCCGCCAGCCGCGCCACCAGCACGTCGAACGCCCGCCCCGCGTCGTTCGCAATCACAGCAGCCGCATCCGCCGCCACGGCCGCCACAGCGCCACCACGCTCGCCGGCGGCAAGCCCGCATCGCTGCCGTCGTCCCGCGCGCGATACTGGTGCGCCGCCAGCCGGATCAGCCCGTGCCGGATCGCGTCCGGCAGCGTGTCCCACCCCGCCGCCAGCCCCGCCAAGACCTGCACCGCCAGCCGCGCCGCACCCACCGGCGCCACCAGCCGCAGCCGCCCGCCGCCATCGGCGCCGATCAGCCAGTCATAGGCCCCGGCCGCCATTGCCGTGCGCCCGCCATCGGCCGCCACCGCAAAGACCGCCACCAGCCCCGTCACCGGCCGCGTCGCCAGCACATGGCTGTCCATCGTCGCCGGCACCATCTCCTCGCAGGTGCAGGCCAGCGGCAGGACCCCGGTAAAATCCGCGCAGACATCCAGCGCCGCGCGCAAAATCGCACCCAGCTGCGCATCGTCCCCGCTGGTCGTCACGCCCAGCCACTGCTTGAGCTCGGCCAGCGCCGCCGGCGGCAAACCCGCCTGGCTCACGATCACCCGCATCATCCGGTCTCCAAGTCAGTCGCTGGAAAGAAGGCCCGGCCGGGCAAAGGGGCCACCCGGCCGGACCCGCGGCGGCGGGGCGATCGGCACCCCGCCGCCGCACCCTGCATCAGGTCGAGATCTTGATCAGCTTGATCGCATCGCTGTCGAGCACCTGCCCGCCGATCCGCCGCGTCGCGTAGAAGTTGACGAACGGCTTGTTCGAATAAGGATCGCGCAGGATCCGCGTGCTGACCCGCTCGGCGATCAGATAGCCATTGGCAAAATTGCCGAAGGCGATCGGATAGGCGCCGGCGCCCACATCCGGCATGTCCGCCGCCTCGATCACCGGATAGCCCAGCAAGCGGTCCGCCTGGCCATTGGCCAGCCCCGGCTGCCACAGATAGGCGCCGGTCGTGTCCTTCAGCTTGCGCAGCGCCGCCAGCGTGCCGGCATTCATCACCCAGACCGCGCCCTGCCGGTGCGCCGCCTTCAGCGCCATCACCGTGTCGATCAGCCTGAGGTCGGGCGCCGCGTCGAAGCCGGTGGCATTGCCGGAAACGATATGCTGCAATGTCCCGAACGCACGCGTCGCGTCATTGGTCAGCGCCGTCGGCGCCGCCAGGAAGCCCGCCGGCTGGTTGGTGCCGTTGCCCGAAACGAACGCCGCACCCTCGGCGCGGGCAAACTCGCGGGCGATCTCGTCCGCCAGCCATGTCTCGAGGTCGAACGCGGCATCATCCAGCATCTGCTGGCTGGCCGAGGGGTTGGCATAAAGCTCGCCCATCGGCGGCGCCACCTGGGCAAACTTCGGCGAAGTCGTCTCCGGCCGCAGCCCGGTCTCGGCCACCCAGCCCGAAGTCGTGTTGCCCAGCGATATCAGCTTGCGATAGTTGGCCGTCCCGGTCTGCACCACCTGCGCGATCTGTCGGATCGGGCTCAGCGCCTTGATCCGGCTGGCGATCAGCGCGTCGATCTGCGTCGGCACGGCATAGCCGCCATCCGCCGCCGAACCGATCGACATCGACTTCAACTCTGCCTCGCGCCCCTGCCGCAGATAGCCGTCGACGAACCCCTTCAGTTCCAGCGAACGGCCCATGTCGCAGCCTTCCAGCACCGGCCGCCCGCCATGGCGCACCACGCGATCCAGCCGCGACTTCACTTCCTCGACCTCCGAACGCAGCGCCCCCAGCGCCAGATCCGCCGCCTCCGCCCGTGCGACCAGGTCGAACGACCGGTCGAGGCCGTCGTCGGCCGCATTCCCGTTATCCAGATGTTCCATGGGGCTTTCACCTTTCCTCGAAGGCCGCCCCCGGGCGGCCAGACAAAATCGTTTGCATTCAAGCGACAAGATGGACCCGCGCGCCATGCTGCATCGGGTGGGTGACCAGGCTGACCTCGAACAGCTCGATGTCGGTCAGCTCCCGCCCCTCGCGGTCCCGCTCGAACCCCCGGGCGCGATAGCCAAAGCTCAACCCGGTCACCGTGCCCGCCTTCAGCGCCACCGCCGCGTTCCCGTCCGGATTGTCGATCTGCGCCACGACCCGGAGCCCTCGCTGATCCTCCTCGGCCTGCTCGATCCAGCCGATCCGCTGATCCGGCCGATGCTGCCAATAGAGCGGCAACGGCCTCTCCCTGCGCTCCGCCAGCGTCCGGGCAAACGCGCCCCGCCGGATCGTGTCCCGCCCGGAATCCCGCCGGTCGAACAGCGCCGCATAGCCGGCAAACCGCACAGCACCGCTCACCGCAGCGCCTCCATCCCGCCCATCCGCACCGCGATGCCGATCAGCAGCCCGGCCAGCATGACCCGGACCAGCCAGGCTACCACCGCCTTCCACGCACTGCGCCGCGCGTCGCGCCAGGCATCGAGCAACTCGCGCAACTCGCGCATGTCCCGGCTGGCGGTCGCGTCATCCAGCCCCATCCGTGCCAGCATCCGGCTCGCCCCCAGCTCGCTCGCCTCCTCGACGATCGCGCGCAGCGTCACCAGGTCGGCGCCCTGGCCCACCTCCTGCGCGATCAGCCGCGCCAGCATCTCCTCGCGCGCGCTCACGCCACCGGCTCCGCGATGCCCAGCATCGCCCGCTTCTCCGCCCCGCTCAGGAAATCCGCCGCGCTCACTTGCGCCCACAGCGCCTGCCGGTCCTCGGCCAGCGCCGGCACCTGGTCCAGGTCCACCGCCAGGCGTTCCCCCGGCCACCACACCGCCAGCCCCTCGGCCAACGCCCCCAGCATCTTCGCCGCCAGCGGCAGCAGCGTCAGCCGCCACAGTGCCCGGTTCGCCTCGCGATAATTGGCGTAGGTCGAATCCCCCGGCAGCCCCAGCAGCATCGGCGGCACCCCGAACGCCAGCGCGATGTCCCGCGCCGCCGCCGCCTTCAGCGCGGCAAAGTCCATGTCCGCCGGCGTCAGGCTCATCGCCTGCCACTTCAGCCCGCCTTCCAGCAGCATCGGCCGCCCGGCATTCCCGGTCCCGGCATAGGCGCCGGCCAGTTCGGTCCGCAGCCGCTCGAACTGGTCGGCCGAAAGGCCGCCGCCATCCTTGGGGTCGAACACCAGCGCGCCGGAAGGCCGCGCCGCGTTCTCCAGCAGCGCCCGGTTCCAGGCGGCGGCGGCATTGTGCGTCGCCACCGCCTGCTCCGCCGCCGCCAGGCACCCGGCGCCATAATGATCATCGCTCGGATGAAACCCGCGCACATGGATGACGTTCGGCGTCCCATCCGCATCAAGCAGCGGAATGGTCGTCGCCTGCTGTTCCAGCCGATAGCAGAAGCCCGTCGGCCAGCCGTCGCCGCCCAGGATCACCTCGACCCGCTCCGGCCGCAGCGCATAAAGCTCGATCGGCCGCCCCAACCCGTCCTTCATCACCTGGACGAAGGCATTGCCGTGGAGCAGCAACTGGCTCGCCAGCGTCTCCAGCAGCGCCTGCCCCGCGCTTGTCGCACTGACCAGCCCGGCCAAAGCCGGATCGCACGGCACGAGCGGCGCCCCGCCGATCGAATCGGCCACCAGCCGCACCGCCCGCTGCGCGATCGGGTTGTCGAGATAAGCCGCCCGAACCGACCGCGCATAGACGAACGGTCCCCGCTCGCACCCGCCCTGGGCCTCGGCAAAGAGCCACGGCGAAGCCCAGCTCCGCGCCAGCGGCACCCGCCCGTCCCCGCCCTTGAAGGCGGCGGCAATCGACTGGAAAAGCGACATGACTGCCCTTTCAAAAATGGATGATCAGCGACGCCGGCACTTCCGTCCGTCCTGAGCCGTCGAAGGACCGTTCTTTTCCTCTCCGCCATGTCGGGAGAAGCAGAGCCGGTCCAACCTCCCGGCTACAAACCGGTGCGTATTCGCGGCTCCGCCCGCCGCCCCAGCAGGAGCTCGCCCAAAGCCCAGACCGCCGCATCCGCCCGGTCGGGCGATCGCCCCGGCCCTTCGTAGCCCCCGGCCACCATCAGCCCGCAAAGCTGGTCCTCCAGCGCGGGAAAATCGCCGCGATGCCGCACCCGCCCTGCCTCGTAGAGCGCCGCCACCGGCTCGGCCCGCGCTGCCTTGCCCTTGTGCGCCCGCACCAGCCGCACCGGCATCGCCCCGCCCTTGTCTCCTGCGGCCGCGCGCAATACGCTCTCGACCATCGCGCCGCCCTGGTTTGCCTCGGCGATCACCCGGTCCGCCCCCCAGGCCGCCGCCGCGTCGGCCACCGCCCGCGCCCACTTTTCCGGGCTCGGCCGCGCCACCGTCGCATCCGCCAGCACCCGCGCAATCCCGTCCTCGCCCAGTGCGCAGACGATGATCCCGCAGGCATCGCCACCCGCCGAAGCCGGCGGATCGACGCCGATCACCACCCGCGCCCAGGATTCGCCCCCGCCATGATCGCCACTGGCCTCGCGCACCTGCTCCAGCAGCGCCCGGCTCCACAGCGCCCCTTCGCGGTCCAGCACCAGCTCGCCGTCCAATTCCTGCCGCGCCAGGGCCGATGTCCCGAACGTCCGCCGCACATCCCGCACGAACCGCGCCGGCAGGTGGGACAGATTGTCCTCGGTCCGCCCCCGCGTCACCACCGTCCCGCCGTCCTCGGCGTCCTCCAGCAACCGCATGACCAGCGGCACCGCCCGCGGCGTCGTCGTCGCCACCACTTGCGGCCGCTCGCCCAGCCGCAAGCCCAGCAGCAGGTTGTCCCAGCTCTGGCTCGCCCGGCTCCCGGCCAGGTCCCACTTACCGATCTCGTCGCACCAGGCCTGGCTGTGCTGCCCGCCGCGCAAACTGTCCGGCTCGCCCGCCGAATAGATCGTCGCCACCGCGCCGTTGTCCCAGCTCAGCCGCCGCAGCGAAGGCTCGAAGCGTGGCCGCCGGTCCGGCGGGCTCACCGCCATGATCCCGCTCTCCCCCTCGATCATCACCGCCCGCACCTCCGCCAGCGAATGGCCCACCAGCGCGATCCGCGCCTCGCCATCGCCACAAGCCTGCTCGCGCACCCATTCCGCCCCGCACCGCGTCTTGCCGAACCCGCGCCCGGCCATCACCAGCCAGATCGTCCACTCGCCCGCCGGCGCCGTCTGGCTCGGCCGTGCCCAGAGCCGCCAGTGCCACCCAAGTTCCTTGCGCTCGTCCTCGTTGAACTGCCCGAGCAGCGCGCGCCGCTCCTCCAGCGGATGGTCCAGCAAGAATTCCAGCGCCGCCTGCAGCGCCCCATCGGCGAATGCCTCACTCATCCCCGGTTCCGGCCCCGCTCCCGGCCTTGGCCGCAGCCTCGGCCCGCGCCGCCAGCTGCCGCTGCCGCATCCGTTCCAGCTTGGCGTTGATCCCGTCGAGAATCGCCTCGCTGTCGGCCTGGTCACGCACCGCCCGCGCCCGCACCGTGCTGTCCTTGTGCGCCGCCAGCAGTCGCAGGGCGGTCGCGTTGTCGAAGGTCCGCACGCCCTTCTTCGCGCCCGCCGCCGGCTTGACCTCGCCGTCGCGCAGCCGCTGCAAGAGCCCCATCTCCAGCAGCTCGTAACCCTCGCACAGCGCCGCCTGCCACTGCCGGTAAAACTCGCCGTCCGCCCGCCGCGCCTCATAGACGACAGAGGTGCAGACCCCCGCCTTGCGCGCGGCCGCACTCACGTTCGAGGTCGCCGCCAGTTCCGCCAGGAACACCCGCCCCCACCGCGCCACGCCGGAAGACCGCCGCTCGTTCGCCGTATGGGCCGGACGGTGGGCAGGCGCGCCGCCGCGCACCCGTGGGGGTTTCGCCAT